AGCAAAGAGCTTAAAGATCAATGTCAAGCAGAGAAGGAGTTTATTTTAAATAACATGCAAGGGAAGTAGACTGGACAGTTTTTGTATATCTTGCATAATGGACTCAATGGACACTATTCAAAAACTCCTCCTCGTCATTCTCCACAGCATGGTCAAAGACACGGATGCTGTCGAACTCCACGTCTCTGATCAATCTGACGCTACGGGTGATTTCAAACTGATTAACGTCAAGGTCGCCACACGTGATCTTGGTGTCTGCATCGGCAAAGAGGGGATGACCGCAGAAGCCATCCGGCGCATTATCGGCGTCTCAGGCATGGAAAAGCTGCATACCCGCATTGTGGTGAAGATAGACGCGCCTCGACTTGCAAAGAATCATTATTACACCCAGTAATGGCAACAACAACGAAGAAGCTCAATCCCAAGCAAGAACGCTTTTGTCAGCTCTATGCAGGGGATAGGGAGTTTTTCGGTAACGGTACACAATCCTACATCGAGGCGTATAAGCCAAAGAAGAAAGGTAACTGGTATCAAACCGCACGAGCCTGCGCCTATGAGCTACTCACTAAACCTCACATTCTTGACCGTATCAATGAAATTTTCGAGGCGAGGGGACTTAATGACGCTTTTGTAGACAAGCAGCTCGAAAAGCTGATTACCCAGGACGCAGATTTTAAATCCAAGGTGCAGGCGATCAAAGAGTACAACGCCCTCAAAGGCCGTATCATCAAGAAATTCAAAGATGAAACCCCACCGCGCGATCTCTCTGACGACGAGAAAACCGACATCGCCCAACGTATGGCGTCGTGGAGTAAGAAAGACCAATCAAATGCACAGTGACCACCTTACCTATCGACATCGGCAATCAGGCAGAACGGCGCTACGCAGCGCAGGAGTCCTTTGTCTTATTCTGCCTCATTTACCTCGGCCACTACTTCACCCTTCCTCCGGCAGACTTTCATCACGAACTCGTTGACCTCCTCTCCGATCCCAATGAGTACGGTGCAGAGATTATAGGATTTAGAGGTTCGGCTAAATCTACCTTTGGCTCCCTTGCTTTACCCCTCTGGGCCGCACTGACCAAGAAGTACCGCTTTCCCATCCTCATCAACGACACTACCGAACAGCTCAAACTTAATATCGCCAACATCCGCTATGAGCTGGAAACCAATGAGCTACTGAAGCTCGACTTCCCAAACATTGAAAGCGTCAACACCTGGACCGCCACAAACCTTTTACTCTCCAACGGCGTGCGTATCCTGGGCCGGTCACGAGGACAGAAAATCCGTGGCATGCGTCACCGCCAATACCGGCCTGACCTGATTATTGTAGACGACCCTGAAGACTTGGAGTGGGTGCAGAAGAAGGAGAACCGCGATAAGACCGAGCGTTGGTTCAACTCCGAAGTCATTCCAGCTCAGAGTGAGAGTGGTGCCAAGACGGTGGTGATCGGCAACATGCTGCACACCGATGCGCTCATGGCCCGGTTGAAGAAACGCAGCGTGTTCAAGCTCATTGAATTTCCGCTGGTAGACGAACAGGGCCATATTACGTGGACGGCAAAGTATCCCGATCAAGCATCGCTCGACCGGCAACGTGAGAAAGTGGGTACCACCGCGTGGCTTCGAGAGTACCTGTTGAAGGTCGTGCCTGAAGACGGCGCGGTGGTTGAGGAGAAGGACATCGTCAAGTATCCAAACGCCGCCCTTGCAGAACTTATTCCCAAAAATGGGGGAGCCGGGAATGACTTGGCGATCAGTGAGAAGACGAGCGCCGACTACACCACATTCGTGTCTGGCATCATGGTTGCCGAGGGTGGCAGGGACGTGCTGTATGTGCATCCCTTCCCGATCAATGAGCGCATGGATCTCGCCAGGACGGTACTGACGGCAGGGATTGTGATGAAGTCACTTCCTGTCGGGTCCAAGCTGTATGGGGAAGCCGTAGCCTACCAGCGAGCAGCCCTCAGGGAGATGCAGAAAAAGGGGTTGCCGGTTGTCGCCATGATCCCGATTGCGGATAAGCGCGCACGTCTTGAAACCGCCGCGATCTATATCAAGAACGGCCAGGTCAAGTTTTCAGAGCAGGGCTGTGAGGATTTATTGATGCAGCTTCTCGGCTTTGGAGTTGAGAGTCATGACGATTTAGTGGATGCGTTGGTGATGTTGATCTTAGGGATTTTTGGCAAACAGCCTGCACGAGTTGTCGCCAAAGTCGATAAGTTGTAAAATAGAGTTACATGCAAAACTTCCAAGAAACACCGGGTGGGCTGGCTATTCCCCGCATCAGCGTGCGCTGTGCGTTTTGTGCCCGTACCAGTGCTGAGCATCCTTTTCGTGTTGTCCGGGGCCAGGCGGTCTGTCTGATTTGCGTAGCGACCAGGTTCAGTCGTTATGCGAATGCGATAGCCCGTGACAAACGCAAGTACACCGCTGACGTCAAAGCTCGTGAAGCCCTCAAAGACACCCTCGAAGAGCAACGGGTGGCAGACATTGCCATCGACAGTGTGCAAGGTTCCCAAACAGCGCTCGATGAGACCCCGAAAGCAGATCGTACACGCTTCACCATTTAAGCATGTCTCTTCCCAAACCGTTTCCAAGTCCTGTTGACATTCAACGGGTCAAAACGCTTCGTAAATACGAACTGCTGTACTCGAACGATCAGCAGTCCGTCCTGCTCCTCCATGAGCTGATCAAAAAGCAGTACGCCAAGGCCGCTGACCTGATTTACCTCGCCCATGCCATCCCTTCCAGAGTCTCTGAGTTTTATGGAGATTTTGTGCAGGGGGATGCGGACAAGCTCACCATCAAAGCCCTTTCCGATACCGAACAAGGGACGGTCACGACGATTGTCAACAACAACGACCTGCACGAGAAAGTCTATGACTGGGCGGTGAATCAAAGCGAATATGGCTATACCGTGCTGCTGGGCCGAGTAGAGGAGGGCGACTTTTTCATTGATGAAATTTCCACTGACCAGTATTTCCCTCAACCAGATGGCTCAGTCATTTTTGCTACCTATAAGAAAGACCCTGCCAACGACACGCGACTCTTGCTCTATACCCAGCATTACCGAGTTGATGGAAAGCGTGTGGTCATCGAACGCAAAGCCTGGGAAACGGATGCGGACGGCATTGCCACGCAGGAAATTGCACTCCAAGCCTTTGGAGTCGATGCGCTTGCGGAGGAAACGATTGACACCCTCGATGAACTCCCGATTGTGCAGATCGACAACAGCAAGCGGACCAGGTGGGGATACGGCAAGTCGGATTACTCCGACATCATGCCGCAGCTCTCGGAGATCAATGAGCGAGCAACCCATATCTCAACAGCACTGCTGAAAAACCTGGACGCCAAGATGCAAGTACCACCAGGGATTATTGACGACACCGGTAAGATGAAGTCTGCTGAAGCCTTTGAGATCCCCGATAAAGACACGCCTGAACCCAAGTACATCATTAACGAAAATCCCCTCCTGGCTGATACCCGTGAGCACATCATGTTCGAGCTGAAAATGGTGTCCTGGATTACCGGCGTACCGATGTTCGAGCTACTCAAGTCCGCCATGCCGGAGCGGGTCGAGGCCCTCAGAATGGAGCTTTTTAGCGCCCTCAGAAAGACCGACACGAAACGCCGGAAGATTTCCCGTGCCCTCAAAGACATGATGCGGATTGGCTTCAAGATGTTAGGGGAGACCGTCAGTCCTGAGATGGAAACTGGCAATGCCATTACCGTCGCCTTCAGTGATGTGCTCCCAGTCAATCGTTTAGAGGAAGCGCAGATCGAAGAGATTGCGATTCGGAACGGTATCACTTCGCGGAAGTCCTCCATGCAGCGCCTCTATGGTTTCGATGAGGACATGGCCGACAAAGAGTTACAAGAAATTAACAGCGAAACGGTGCAGACTGGTGCGGTCAATCCGCAGCAGGCCCCGACGCTCTAAGTATGGGAAAGAAGTGGCATCTGACCTACAAGCCGCACGAAATTCCTCTGCATATGCATGCGATCCCTCTGGAGGATCTCAAACCGCATGGGTGTAACTCTCATATTGACGATCGATGCTTTATCTATGTTGGCTTAAGGCAATGACTTTCCGGGGCAACGTCACCGACCGTTTGTACGTCTCCCCCAGCAGCTGCCAGGCGCGGTCAAA